CAGTCAAGAGCCCGAAACGTCAGAAAAACAAAGCCGCACCAATGCGTATCAAGAAAAAGCCAGTCAAGCGGAAATGATTAATCCTTTTCTACATTTGTTCATATTAATTGTTTTGGTCGCACTGGCTCGAAACAATTTAAAGCTGCTTTGCTTGACTATATTTTATGGCATGCAATGGCAGCTAAACGAATACGTTAGCGTTCAGGAGTCATCTAGCGCGCTGATTCAGATATTCTTTTTGACGACATGCACAGCTATAACGTTACATCTAACAATGATGCTTGCGGCTAGCTGGCCAGCGGGAATGTTTGCATTGCTACAATTGTTCGCACTATCAGTGTATTTTATGGTCTGGATGCTGAATATTACTATCTCTAGCAGCGCGTTCAACTCTGCGTTACAATCATTTAACAATTTAAACATTGCTCTACAGTGGTTTGATTTAGTTGCGTTAATCGGGATTGTAAATGGACTTGGCGGCGCTAGGCGAAATACTCAGCAATCATCTGATGCTAATTTATATAGCGCAGTTGGTATATACAGCAATCAAAGCGCTGGTGAGCTGGTGGAAAAACAGGCGAGTTATAAAAGACGATGAGTAACCCAAATGTTTAGCAGAGTTGATACCGGGACGGTAGTAGGTGCAGGAATGACAGGGGGAGGACTAACGGTGGAGGTTGCAAAAAAAGCAATCGAATCAGCGGAAAGAAATATCCCGCACCCGTCGCAAGATATTATGCAGCTAGACTGGCTATTTTTTACCCCTGATTATCATCTAAACACAGGCGGGGCAATTGCATTAATCGGATCGATTATATTAATACACTCATCATATCGCGGATATAAAGAAAAGCAGCGAAGGCGCGAAAAAGAAGCTTTGAATAGTGAGGACGGAAAATGAAATACGTAATAACAGTTATCGCAGCACTCATAATCAGTGGATGCACAACGTTAGAAAAGGTTACTGATTACGTTACTGACAACCCCTCAATAGTTAATATTAGTGCAAAAGTGGCAGTTTATAAATACTGCGATAAGGGCGCGACAGTACAAAAACAAATAGAGCGGGCAGAGCGATTAGTAAATAAATTATCCGGGATTATGAGTTATTTAGATGACGGTTTCGCAACAACAAAAACAAAACTACTAGACGCGTTGCTTGACAATGTAGACGCATCTGATAGATTAATGATCAAAGAATTTGTCGGACTTGTAATCAAAAACGAAGACATCGATACAGACCAAAGAATAATTGTTTTAGGATTGCTCGAAATATCAATCGAAGCAGCAAAAGATTACATCAACGATAAAAAAGAACTTTTTCAAGGATCATAATAATTCGCTCTCTCTCACATTGCCCCTTTTAGTTTGGGGCTTTTTTTTGCCTGTCGATAAATAGTAGGTATACTGTATAGACAAATAAATAAGGGGGTGATATGTCATTATCAGAATCGCAGCGCACTACACTAGCAGCGCATATACGAGCAAATACAGATCAAGATGTCATAGATGCTTTAGCAATCAGAAACGATACAGAGCTAACTAGACTGTATAATCTAGATAGCGATTTTGTTGTGTGGATCGAGAACCTAGCGCCGTCGCAGTACAGAGAAGCTATGGTTTGGACTGAGATAGACGGGCTTCAGGCAGGCAAGGCGCGGATATGGGAGTGGATCACACAGAACATGACGATGAGCATTGACGCGACAAAGACGAACATTAGAGCTGGGCTTGCCGAAGTGTTTCCGAGCAATCAGGTTACACGCGGTAATCTGTTAGCTATTGCTAAAGAGCCGGCATCAGTTGCTGAAAGCATTTACGCAACTGGCACAGGCGCAACAGGCAATCCCGGCGTTCGTGATTTCGTGGGCACGATCACGACAACCGATGTTGGTCGTGCCCTAAACGATAATCCGTAGGTAATAAAAATGGCTAATGAAACGTACATTGCAAACGGCACAGCGTTATTAATCAGTGGCGTTGCGGGCGCAGATTATGCTTTTAGCGTAGAAGGCTTGGGAAATACGGCGGGAAGAGTCTCAGCGCAAATAGATTTAGGGGTAGCGCCCAGGCCGTTTGTTTATGACTGGAGCTGCGAGGTACAGTTTCAAGCGACTCCGACTCAATACGCGACTTTAGATCTTTATATAGCCACAGCGCCAGACTCCGACGCAACACAGATAGACGGCGATGTGGGCGCTAGTGATGCGGCGTTGGGTGACGTAGATATGATAGAAAACCTACAATACATCGGCTCTGTTGTGTCAGAAAACGCAGCGGCTAGCGAGGTCTGCGTAGCATCGGGCACGTTTACAGCGTACAAGCGTTATTTAACGATTGTTGCTTACAACGGAGCTGGTGCAGCAGTCAACGCAACAGATAGCAATTTCAGATTTGATATAACGCCTAAGTCATATCAGGGGCAGTAGATGTCAAGTGTATTGCTAGACAAATATTTACACCCAGATTTCGCACCGGCGGGCGTAAAGCCGCGCGCTCGCAGCGTCGACTATGACAATAAAATAACGCGCAACATCGAATACGCGCACATGCTAGATGGGGTAAAATCAGACCCCGTCGGAAGACTGAGTTGGAGTTTGTACAGCGGGCCGGTAGATTACGCAGTTGATAAAAAACACAAACGAGTGATGAATTGCACAGGGACGGCGGGCTCTGGGAATAGTATGTCGTTCAAAGCCGCTGAGCAGCCGTTTGGCAATCAGGGCCCGCTGACTATACATACAGTGTTATCGTATGATACAGCGCAAGAGGGTCGGTTTGTGTCGTTGGGTCAGTCCAGTGCGGGAGACGCGTTTTGTTGGAATATCGAGAGCGCGGGCGGCGGCAACAGAATTTTATACAGACACGACAGCGGTAACATAAGATACGGCCCAGTGCTCACAGCGAGCACAGAATACTCAATCACGCTCGTCATGCCCATCGGCGCGACGACTACGGACGACATATTATGCTATATCAATGGAGCACATGAAGCTGGCACAAGAAACGCGGGGTCTAATCAGACAATCGGCTTCGGTACGTCAAACGGTGTCGTTATCGGCGCTGATTTTGCTAGCTTTCTGCTTCCTTTTGCTGGACAAATTAAAGCGCAGTTTGGTTGGTCGAGAGCGCTAGCGGCGGCAGAGATTAAGTCTCTATATAGAGATACGTATCAGATTCTAAAACCCGTTGTACCAGTGCATTTATTTTTGGCAAGCGCGACTGTAACGGCGGGCAGTTTATTGCTCATGAATAGATCAATAGCTAATTACGGCGGAACACGTCAATGATAGTTACAGCAGGCAAGACAAACGTATCGGTCTATTACTATATTGTTGGTGATGCTGGCCATGCAACACCAGGGGAGCCGGTTACGGGTCTTTTATTTTCTAACATAGAGACCGGGGGATCTGCATCATATGCCAGGCAAGGGGCTGCTAGGGTTGATCTAACGTTAAAGACATTGGCTTCGGCAAGTGCGGCACATGATGACGGTGGTTTCATTCTAGTTGATGATACTAATATGCCGGGATTGTATCGCTGTGATTACCCGGACGCAGCATTTGCGACGGGGGTTGATCAAGCTTTTTTACAAATTGTTGTAGCTTCAGCAAATAATGCGATAGCGGCCCCGATACTAGTAGATATTACAGATGTTGATCTAAGGGATTCAGTAAGAGGTGGAATGACATCTTTGCCAAACGCAGTAGCAGACGCAGCAGGAGGCTTGCCAATTTCTGATGCAGGCGGTTTAGATTTAGATACGCAACTAGCCGCAACTAATGAGGTAACAGCAGCAAGGATGGGCACCCTTACTGACTGGATAGATGGCGGCAGACTAGATTTACTATTAGATGCAATACCCACAACAGCTATGCGCGGTACTGACTCAGCGGCGCTAGCTAGTGTTTGTACCGAAACCAGATTGCAGGCGTTAACAGACTGGCTAGACGGCGGACGATTAGATCTACTCCTTGATGCCATCCCAACAACAGCAATGAGAGGCACGGATAGCGCAGCACTCGCCAGCGTCTGCACAGAAACCCGCCTACAAGCACTTACTGATTGGCTTGACGGTGGGAGGCTTGATTTAATACTTGACGCAAGGATGGCAGAGGCGAGCATTAACACAACAGCGGGAGCGGTTGATACCGTCACCACGTGTACAACTACAACGACTAATACTGACATGGTAGCAGAGCCTACAACGCTATTAACTACGCAAATGACAGAGGCCTACGCGGCAGACGGTACAGCGCCGACGGTTGCACAGGCATTGTTTGCAATACAGCAATTTTTGCAGGAGAGATCGACAGCTACAACGACAGTGACAGTTAAAAAGCTTGATGGATCAACAAGCGCAATGACGTTTACTTTAGATGACGCAACAACGCCTACATCGATTACTCGGGCAACCTAATGGCAGATATCAACCAGACAATAACGCTTGGCCTTGGGACACCAGGAGGAATAAAGGAGTTTTTAACTTTCGGCCTACAGATAGGCGCGGGCGTACCAAACCCGTGGACTAAGCAATCGGACGCAACAACAATCTGGTCAACACAAACTGACGTAAGCACAACATGGACAGATCAGGCCGACAGCTCAACAGTTTGGACAAAGCAATAGCCGTTAAGATTTAATGCGCTTAGCTGCATCATTCAGCAAATTAGTAATCACAGAGATAGACGCCTCGCCATCTGTATCATTGGGTAGATCAAAATAGATCGCATCTTCCCCGGCAAGAACGGCATCACCCTGAGCGCTGCTAGATTTGATTTCATACAGCTCTATAGTCGGTAGATATTTATAGTTAATGTGTTCGTTACATGCGTCTAGCTCAGTAGTGCTAATACTCCACACGTCATCCCAGTCCATGCCGCAATCATCAAGAATATCTTGCGTGCTGTCCTCTGCCGCTAAACAAACACCCTTCGATGTGACCGTCTCATTCTCACCATAAACAGTATATTCAATTCGTTTTTTCATAATGAGCCCCACACCGTTATCTCTCTGCACGTTGTTGTTTCGTTAAAGTGCGTTATCACACATGTTTCTACTCGCACACCATCCCGAAATGTGCGCTTACAATGCTTTTCATTCATTTCGCCTTGCGCTGCTTTCAATGCTTCATAGCTTCTACATTCTCCAGTTCGCGCACCATTAAACCGGAACTTCCCGTCGATAAAAAACTCTGTTGTTTTTGTTGCAGTAGCCATTTTCTTAATCTCTCGTTGCGTTGTTGATGACTAAACTATAGTTAAACACAGCACTATTTAGAAATACCGTTTTGCTATAATAGCCAGCTCCTTATAACTATTTATTCTTTCACAAAACCAGCGCTCAGACATATAATTACAACATCAAAACAAACAACGAACACCGGAGAGAGAAGATGAAAACTATAAAAGTAAGAATTACAGCTAAAGAAGAAAATTGTAGACGATTTGCAGTGGTATTTATGGGTGAAAAGGTTGCCGTTGCATTTGATAGAGACAGTGGCGCAAAGGTAGCCCACGGCACAAGAATGATTTCAGGCGAAATATCGTCAGGAGGTAGTCGTAAGAATTGGTATTGCATAGTTGATGAAGGCTCTGTTTTTGAATTAGAAGTGAACGAGGAGGCATTTAATAAAAACAAGAACAGAATAAAAAAATGGGAAATAGATGTGATTGAAGATTATTCGATGTCAGAGGAGCAGTCTAAAGCCAATCGCAATGCGGCAGATAATCTAGAGTAAAAACAGGCATATTTGTACATAAACCACATAGCCCTTATAATGCAACAATTATAGGGGTTTTTTATTACTAAAATGACGAACATAAGCGTGAACACCCTTTAAGGAGGATTCACAGTGGCAGAGCGTAAAAGCCTTTCCCAAAGCCAAAAAACAAGAGATAAAATAAAGACAAGTCAGCTTATAAACAGGCTGATAGATCATGCACTTGGTAAAATTGATTTAGAACAAAGCCAGATTAAGGCTATAGAGATCCTTTTAAAGAAGACATTGCCAGATTTAAAACAAATAGAAGTGACCGGTGATGAGAACCATCCGATACACATCCGGTGGGCTAATGGATAGCATTATCATTCCCTATGAGCCAAGAGAGCACCAGTTAATACTCCACGAAATAGAAAAAAGGTGGATGCTAACAATATGCCACAGGCGGTTTGGTAAGACTGTATATGCTATCAACAAGTTAGTTAAAGCCAATTTTATGTGTCAGCTAGAAAGACCAAGGCATGCTTATATCGCGCCCTTCCTCAAGCAAGCAAAACAAATAGCATGGGATTATTTGAAGCATTATTCGCGACCAATTCCGGGCATAGAAATCAACGAGGCGGAATTAAGGGTAGACTATCCAAACGGTGGACGCATTCGGCTATATGGAGCAGATAACCCAGACTCGCTACGAGGTATCTACTTGGACGGCGTCGAGTTTGATGAATACGCACAGATACCACCCAAGCTATTTAGCGAAGTAATCAGGCCAGCCCTATCTGATCGTAAAGGATGGGCCGAGTTCATGGGCACGCCAAAGGGTAGAAATCACTTCCACGAGCTATATGATAAAATAAAAAACAATCACCATTGGGCCGTTAATATATTCAAAGCGAGTGAGACCGAGTTGGTAGATAAAGAGGAGTTAGAGTCAGCGCGAGATATAATGACAGACGATGAATACAGCCAAGAATATGAATGCTCGTTTACAGCCGCTATACAAGGTTCTTATTTTGCAAAAGAGCTGAGTAAAATAAGGAGCAATACACCAAGCCAGATAACTAACATACCGATTGAAAAGGTTGAAGTTAACACGTTTTGGGATCTTGGTAGAAATGATACTACCGCAATATGGTTCCATCAGCGAGTGGGAAAAGAAAACAGGTTTATAGACTTTTATGAAACAAATGGCGAAGGGCTTGAACATTATGCAAGGATTCTAAAAGAGAAAGGCTATTTATACGGCACGCACTACTTGCCACACGATGTAAATGTCACAGATCTATCAAGGGGTGATAATAAATCAAGGAAGCAGATATTGGAAAGCCTTGGGGTTAAACCTATAAATGTAGTGCCAAGAGTTGCCGATATTAACAAAGGCATAGAGCAAACAAGGCAATCGTTTCCATCCTGCTGGTTTGATGAGGTAAGATGTAAGGATGGCCTTAGAGGGCTTGAGGGCTATAGGAAGGCTTACGACGAAAAGAATCAGGTTTTTAAAAATCATCCGTTACATGATTGGTGTTCTAACCCGGCGGATGCATTCAGGCAATTTGCGCAAGGCTATAGCGATCGCAAATGGGGTAAGCTTAAATATCAGAGGCAGAGTGTAGCATGATTGTTTTTATTACATTGTCTGAGGGGTCGAAGTGGCACAAGGTAGACTGCTCTATTTATAATATTATTAAGTGCCTTCTTTTTGGTGAGATGAAAGGCAAAGATATGAAGTACAGAAGTCCAGCAGCATTAAAATTATCAAAAAATAGTCGTGTAGTTTTCGACTTTATTCTCAAGCGGCTAGGTCATGGTTTAATAAGAGTGGACAAGAAATATGAGCATTAAACAACAGAACGAAATTAATGAGCTTCGTGAAAAGCTTGAAACGCTCGAACGCAAGATGAACCGAGTGGGCACAGAGCCGCGAAAGGTTGCGGGTGTTGAAGATTACGACCCGGAGCCTGTGCCAATAGAAAGCACCATGCCGAAGAAAGGGCGTGGTCGACCACGAAAAGAAGATTAATCTATGCCTAACATGACTGACCGTGAATTGCTCGCAATGGTCAATTCCGCAAAAGATGACGCGGTAAAGAATCAGGGCGAGTTTCAGCGTAAGAATGAAGACTATCTAAAGCGATATTTAGGTGATCCATACGGCGATGAAATGGAAGGGCAAAGCCAAGTGGTATCGAATGATGTTGCTGACGTGGTTGAATCTGATATGCCTGCTTTAGTTCGCATATTCTTGGGTTCACACGATATCATGTCATTTGAGCCAGTATCGCCGAATCAGAGAGAGACTGCTGAAGCAAAGCAAAAGACTCAGTATATTAACTGGCTAGTCAGGCATCAGAAAAACTCATTCAAGGTCATTCATGACTGGATCAAAGACACCGAGATCCAAAAGCTAGGCGTTATAAAATATGAATACATCGAAGAGGAGAAGTCCGAAGAAATTGAATATGACGGCTTAGACGAATTAGAAATGGCCATGATTGTTGAGGATGTTGGACAGGATGCAATAATCGGTCAAGATCAAGACGAAGACGGTTTCTATATCAAGTTCAAGCTTGAGCAAACCGACAAGAAAACAGAAATACGAGGCATATCAACAGAAGACTTTATTATTAGCCGCAATGCTACTAGCAAAGATGAGGCCGTAATTGTTGGTGATCGATCTTACCCGACTAGAGGCGAATTAATCGCGTTAGACTATGACGAAGCAACGATTAGAGCGCTTCCCGCTAGAAACTTTGATGACAACTCAGCACTACCATCTATTAGATTCAGGGATGAGGGCGGGGAGAAAACTGACAGTGACGTGTTTGGGTGGGCAACTGAAGAAATTGAAGTATTTGATTTATATGTGCTGGTGGACTATGACGGCGATGGAATAGCAGAGCGTAGAAGAATCATACTAGCTGGTAATAAGATCATTGAGAATGAGCATTTTGGTCATGTGCCCTACGCTATAAACTCAGCTATATTGATGCCCCACCAAGCTATCGGACGATCTAGAGCCGAGGTCACAATGCAATCACAGCGTATTAAAACTGTGCTGTATAGACAGATCCTAGATAATATTTATCGAGTTAATAGCCCGCGCTCTGTCATTAATGATGATGTTACGAATCTAGATGATTTACTAGTCGAAAGAGCGGGAGGCATAATCAGGACAGAAGGCGATCCGTTGTCGGCGGTAGGTCAGCTAGTAACGCCCTACATCGGTGAGCAAGCTTTACAGGTTATACAGTATGTTGATTCTGTCAGCGCTAAGTCTACCGGCTCACAGATGGCGAACCAAGGTCTTGATGCCGACAATCTGCACAAAGAAACAGCTACCCGAACAGATGCGATAGAGGAGGCGGCACAGGCTAAGATTGAACTCGTAGCTAGGGTTATAGCTGAAACTGGCATGCGGGACCTGTTCGAGGGTCTTGTGTGGTTAACGTCTAGATACAACAATGATCAGAAGGAAATACTCGTTACGGGTAGCCCGATACAGATCACGCCGCGAATGTGGCGAAATGAAAGTCACTTGATTTCTAATGTTGGTTTAGCTGCTGGTGATAACGCCGAAGTATTATCTAACATGGGCGCACTGCTTGCGATTCAAGGCAGGCTGAAGACTGAAGGCTCGCCATTAGTCGATGAGAAAAAGACCTATAACACACTAACAAAAACAGTTCAGGCCATGGGTTTGCACAAAACTGACATGTATTTTAATGACCCAGAGCAGCCTCAGCAATTGCTATTAGCGCAGAACGAAAAACTAATCGCTATGGTGAAGCAGTTCCAAGAGCAAGCACAGAACCCATTTACTGAAGCTGAAATGGTCAAAGCTCAAGCGATGCTAACTAAAGCGCAAGGTGATAACCAAGTCAAGCTGTTGGAGGCTACATCAAAGCAGAGTCTGGAGATTGAGAAACTTAGTCAGGCGATGAAGCAATTTGTTGTACAAAAAGAATTCGATTACACTAAGTTAGAGTTGGAGCAGAACACAGACATAATCGGGAAGGGCACGAATGGATAGGTTATCGCCTGCAGATCAGCGCAACAAGGCACATAATGATATAAACCGAGCTGATAGAGCGCGGCAGATAATGCAAGACCCGTTGTTAAACGAGGCGCTAATAGCAATCAAAGGAGATTTGTTCAACAAATTTTGCAAGTCTAAAGTCAAAGAGATTGAAGAGCGTGAAGAAATTCACCGCGAGATGAAAAATATACACAAAATCGAAAGCTATTTAGAGCGCGTTATGAAAGATGGCAAATTAGGCCAAGAAACTCTTAATCTGCTAGATAGAGCAAAAAAAATCGTAGGATTATAAGGAACACCCGATGTCGGATTCTTTAGAGAACGTAACAGATCAACTCGCATTTTTAAAATCTAAGCGAACTGAGGAGCCACAAAGTGAGCCACCCGAAGACAGCTTGGAGCAAGAAACCGCTGACGAAGTAATCAATGAGGTAATTGATGAAAAGGTTAGTGAAGAGTCAGATGACACCAGTCAACCAGAAGTAAATGACGAGGAACTTGAAGGCGTCTATTTAATAGATGACGAAGAAGTCACCCTCGGGCAGATACGGGAATGGAAGAAAGGTAACTTAAGAGAGTCGGACTATACGCGTAAGACGCAGGACTTAGCAGAGCAGCGAAAGCTGTATGAAGCTAAAGAAAGCAAAATCACTAACAAAGCTGAGAAGTTAGATGCATTGATTGGTGATTTAGAGCAGTCGATTGACGATCAGGAAAGCAAAATTGATTGGGATGAATTGATGGAGGATGACCCTTCTCAGTATTTGAAGCTAAAAGCAAATATAGAGGCTAAACAAAAGACTCTTGATCAAGCTAAGGCGGACAAGAAGAAGTCATCGGACGATAAACATCAGCTATATCTACAAGAGCAGAGGGCTTTAATACCTAAGCTTTTGCCGGAATGGACGGACTCCAAAGGAGCAACCGAAAAAATGACGGCAGACCTTAAGTTAATAGGCGACTATCTTGGAAATAATGGTTTTTCAGACCAAGAAATGAATGAGATCGTTGACGCTAAACTTTGGCCAATTTATCTAGATGCCGCAAGATTCAGGGCATTGAATGATAAGACGCCAGAAATCTCAAAGCGCGTAAAGAATGCACCGAAGGTAATTAAACCGACAAAAGCTAGAGTCAGAGCAGTAGATTCAAGTACTGAAACCGAGGCAGCCAGTAGACTTAAAAACACTGGCAGTGATCAGGATGGCTTAGCATATCTTAAATCTAGAAGGACAGGATAATGACTCAACCAACCAACACATTTAGCTCATATGATGCGATTGGTAATCGCGAAGACCTAAAAGACTTCATTACCAATATTTCGCCAACAAAAACGCCGTTTCAGTCGGGTATTGCCACTGTTATGGCCACATCAACCAAGCATGAATGGCAAACAGATTCTCTTGCTTCTGCCAGCGGTACAAATGCCGTAATTGAAGGCGATGACGCGACAACCGACGCATCAACCGCCACAGCTCGTTTGTATAATTACACTCAAATCTTAGATAAGGTTCCGCGTGTAACAGGGACGCAGCGAGCAGTTAATTCTGCTGGACGTGCTGATGAGATGGATTATCAGATCCTTAAGCGAACCAAAGAAATCAAGCGTGATCTTGAAACTTCGCTATTAGCTAACAATGCTCAAGTAGCAGGTGACGACACCACAGCTCGCGAGCTGGGCGGCGTAGAATCTTATATTGCTACCAACGATGACTTTGGTGCAACTGGAGCTAGTCCTACAGGCGACGGCACAGACGCTCGGACGGATGGCACTCAGCGCGCCTTCACTGAGTCACAGTTAAAGACTGTAATAGCGGCATGTTTCGATCAAGGCGGTGACCCTGATACGATCATGGTGGGATCGTTTAACAAGCAAGCTTTGAGCGCATTCTCAGGTGGCTCAACACGTAACATTGATGCAACTGGCAAAACACTGGTTAATGCTATTGATGTTTATGTTTCGGACTTTGGCACGATGAAAGTTGTCCCTAACCGATTCCAGCGTTCGCGCTCAGCTTTAGTGCTTGAGATGGATATGTGGCAGATGGCCGATTTGCGACCACTAACACGTGAAGACCTAGCTAAGAGCGGTGATACTGAACGAGTCCAGTTGATTATGGAAACCACGCTCGTGTCACTGCAAGAAGCTGCATCTGGCGGCATCTTTGACTTAACCACCTCATAGGAGATTATTATGAGCACTTATATTATAAATTCAGAAACAGAGTTAGCCGGTGGGTCAGTTGCAGACGCAGATGAATTAGTTATCTATGACGCAGATGTAAAGATCACCAAAAAAGTACAGATGGATTCTATCCGTCAGTACTGTGGTAGCGGTGTTGTAGTTGTTACAGCGTCGGACGCATTGACAGCAGCTGAGCATGCTAACAGAACGATTGTTTTCAGTGTGCTAACGGGTGCGACGCTAACGTTGCCAGCGGCTACTGGCACGGGTGATACCTATAAAATAGGCGTAGCTCTTACGGTGACTTCGAATGATTATGTTGTTCAGGTCGCTAACGCCACTGACGAGTTCTTAGGGACTTTGCTACAAACCGATACAGACACCACTGACACTTTAGCATCTTACCCTTGCCTTGACGGAGATGGTTTTGACACTATCACTATGAATGGCACGACTAAAGGCGGCTTACTTGGTGACAGTATCGTATTGACTGATATTGCTGCAGGAATGTGGCAGATTTCAGGCCATATCAATGGCAATGGAACTGTAGCAACTCCATTTAGCGCAGCCGTGTAAGGGGGTTTTATGAGTACTTTCGACGGTAATATAGTTGTTCTTACAGGGTCCTTAGCAGATGTATCAACAGCGAGTCAGATCTACATCCCGATTCCTGATGATGCGGCTGGCGAGGTCTTTGAAATTCGAACGGCTTTAAACACTGCAATAACCAGCGCAGACGCGACAATCACCCCAAAGATTGGTGGCACTGCGATGACTAATGGAGCTATTACTATTACTCAAAGTGGTTCAGCGGCGGGTGATGTTGATACATCTAGGCCAACTGGCGCGCGAACTGTTGCGGCTGGTGACACTATCGAGATTGAAACGGACGGTGGTTCTTCAACCACTTCCATTCTATCTTTTTCAATTTCTATTAAGAGGTAGACGACATGACACCGATCAAGATAATGGCGGCAGGCGCGGCTGTTACGTCAAGCGGAAGTAGTCAAAGCATTACTATTCCGAACGATTCGACAGGCAACAAGGCTAAAACAGTTTTAGTTACTGTTGAGGGGCTTACCTATATCTTGCCCGGTATCGGTTTAACAGCAACGGCGGCGTGTACTATTGCGTCCGCCAATGCTCCTTTACTGTTAGATGTTACCGGCATGACTACCATTGCGGTCTTGCAGTTAACAGCAGCACAAATAGTTACGGTTAATCCGGTGGAGTCTTAGATGGGTACGCTTATTGAATCTGACGGTGATGTGCATGAGATTTATCACAAAGATGAATCAAACGGAAAGTTTCACGTTGAGGTAGTTCAGGATGTTGAAAAGTATTTGAACGCTAACAAGACTGAAATAAACGCAGAAAGCTCTAACTGGAAAGGAGATTTCCACAAAGTCGCTTCCATTCCCGAAGTGGTTATTGCGCAGTGGTGGAAAGAGTTAGGTAGTAACCCTCTTTCAAAAGAGAATAAAAATTGGTTCATCGCTAAAATTAATAGTAGTGAATTCAAATCATTCAGGACTAAATCGGGTCGTGTCTAATGGCTTTAGATAGTTACGCAAACCTGAAAGCATCAATTCGCACATGGTCAAAGCGTACAGATGCAAAAGATGCCTTGATCGATGACTTTATCGATTTAGCTGAAGAGGAAATGTACGGGAACCCTATGAGCCCATTGCTATTAAATGCAATGGATACACGTTCAACAGCCGCGACTAGCACTTCAGAAAGGTTTTTAGCTTTGCCTGATGGCTTCATTGAAATGCGAAGGCTAAAACTTAACTTATCACTGGGTGATTGTGACGTTAAGTTTATGGCGCCAGACCAATTAAGGCTAAATGGTGTTTCTGGGATACCTAGATTTTTTTCAGTCACTAGCCAGTTGGAATTTGACAGGGTGCCAGATTCGGCTTATACAGTTGAGATGCAATTTTGGTCTAAACCTACAGCGTTGAGTGACTCAAACACTACTAACACAGTACTGACAAACTTCCCGTCAATATACTTATATGGTTCTCTGTGGGCGCTATGGATGTATTTCAAAGAGGAGGAGCTATCAGAATTCTATTACGGTAAATTTATTGGGGCCCTAAAAGGTGCTAATAAACAAGACAAGGGCGGAAGGTATGGGGCAGCTCCTTTTTCAAGAATGGAGGGCGTCACCCCTTGATAACCTCATTCAAAACTGTTCCCGTCAACATTGTCGGCCCATCTGCTGAGCATAGAGACTCATCGTATAGCGCTCAAACAACAATGAATTTCATTCCCGAGTCTCACAAGACCGGTGCCACGCAGGCATTGTTAGTGCCGTGGGCTGGCTCTAAAGCGTTTTCAAGCATTACTGGCACAACGCCAAGGGGTATCTATGAGTTTAGCGGGACAGTCTATAAAATCTCGGATCAAACGCTTTATAGCGTGGCTTCATCGGGCGTGGAAACTTCTATAGGGACTATTGCCGGGACGCAGCGTTGCGTGATTAAAGATGATGGTACAAATCTCATTATTGCAACGGGGTCGAAGTGGTATCAATACGACACATCGACATCCACACTAAGCGAATTTACATCACCGACAACTAGCACAGGGTTAGTGTTAGGTCAGGGAAACAGCGTTGACTTTCTCAACGGGTTTGCTATCTATGACGTGAGCGGTGGCAAGTTCTACATGTCTGACTTCGGAGACCCTGATTCATTCCAAACTAATAACTTTACAACGGCTGAAAGCTCCCCCGATGACCTGAAATATGTGAAAGTGTTTAACGAGCGCGCTTACTTGATGGGCTCTAAGACTATTGAAACATGGAAGGTCGGCACAGGAAATCCGCCACTTAAAAAGATTCAGAATGGCACGATGCCACGAGGGTTGAAGGATATTCACTCAGTAGCTTCCTCTCAAAACTTTGTTTATTTCCGTGGAGACGACGGGTGGTTCTATCGGTTCTCTTCGACGCAAGCGGTCAATATTACAAGCGGCTTTGCTGCTAATGCTTTCGAGACCTACGCAGACGACACCACCGAAGCCTACATTCTGGAAATTCAGGGCGGCACATACTTAGTTTGTAACTTTACCGCTAACAATAAAACATGGGTATTCTCAGAGCGGAATCACCAGCTAAGCCCCGGCTTCGACGACTGGTTCCAGTTGAGCACGGGCACCGAAGAGGATATTTATATTGGCGCGTTTTATCACAAAGCATTCAATAAGCACCTGATTGAAAAGAAAGGCTCTGGTGATATCTTAGAACTAGACCTTGATACATACACAGACGATGGCAGCACGATTGTTAGACGACGACGAACGCCGCCGATTCATGGCGGACTGCTAGGGAAAGAGGGCGGCCGACTAGAAATGTCGTGGTTTGAAGTCAAGATGAAAAAGGGCGTAGGGCTTGCTACAGGCCAAGGCTCAGACCCTCGAATTTATATCACAGCCTCATTAGACGGTAGTGAATCAAGATCAAATCAAGCGGAGTTAGAAATAGGCAGAACGGGCGATGCTGATTTAATTATCCGCTGGTATCACGATGCATCATTTTATGAATCTGATTTTGAAATCATAGGTTACGACCCTATATTTTATTCGATCCATAGTGCCTCTATTGGCCTAAAGTTCATGGGATATTAATGGCTATTGACGTCGACCCACCAGAAAACTTTCTAGATTTGTTTCTAGAGGGCGTAGCGTGGACTAATAAGGATGGTACGCTGACGGGCGAGGCAAGGTATTATTTAGAGAATCAATTCAGATTTGATTCGGATATGTGGGAAAGGTCGGGCGGCTCTGAAGATACCCTTAATGATGTTGAATCGATTAACTCTATTGATAATGCGGTAGTTGGTCAGATAGCACACTTAAGAACTCTCGTTGAAGAGTTAACGGCTCAGATTACGCGCACTAACGCTGAATTTGCTATAATGCAGCAACGTTATAATGATTTGGAATTACAGCAATGATTTCTACAGCTCAATACGCGGAATTATTGCAGAGAATTGAAGAATTAGAAGGCGATAATAGGTACTTAGCTCATATTGGGGCGCTTAGGAAAGAGATAGAGGATATGCTAAACGATTACTATCTAGAAGTATCAAAGGGCAATATTGCTGGTCATTCTGCTGTAGGTAAATTTGGCGAATCCCCTTCAGGCATTCAAACAACAGCAACTGATATATGGGCTAGAGCTAATGCAACGCCAACACAGCAGATATGGCTAGCCCCTACAGCAGCAAGAGTGCATACAATCTCAAGTGACAGCGCTCAAGATGTATCTGGAGGAACAGGGACAACTAGTGTAACCGTTTACTATTTGGTCGATTGGAATACAGCAGAAAAGAGTGAAACCTTATCAGGTGATATTGACACTGGAATAGCAATGGGTGAAGCAGCGGTAATGATCAATAGGATGGTTGCGGCTCCGCAATCAACAAGTACAGGCCCCGGGCCAAACAAAGGAACAATCATCGCAACAGCTACAACGGATTCGACAATCACGGCGGCTATCCTTCCAGAGGATGGACAAACCGAACAGGCTATTTATGGGTTCCCTTCAGGGTATACGGCTTATGTTGATAGATGGGCGGGCGGTATAGATAAAGCTCAGGGTGCGGCGGCTAGTTGTGATTTTCAACTTAGGTTTAACCCTAACCCTGATGTTCAAACTTTATCTTTTCAGCGCAAAAGAGACGCATCCGTGCAAAGTACAGGCAACACAGGATTTGAAAAGATTTATAAACATGACAACTCATATGTAGGCCCAGGCATTCTGAAAGTACAAGGAATAGCATCAGCAGCAGATCTAGATGGATATTCAGAGTTTAGTTTAATATTAGTAGAGGATGGTTTCTAATGGCTATATCGTATGAAGAAGTAAGAGTTGAGCAGCTAGCCACAGGCGACACAACTCAATATACAGTTGCGGTGGGTACTACGGCAGAAGTCACACAAGGAACTATTTGCAATGAAAGTACAGCGGCGCAAACATTTAGCTTCCATATACCAAACCCAACGGCGGCGGCGGCTGCGACGAATGTGGTGATTGATACTAAGACTATTTTAGCGGGCAAGACTGATTTGGTACCCGAGCTATTAGGTAAGCGCTTTGATGCGGGGACGGTATTTAAGACAACGGCATCAGATGCCAGCTCGTTAAACATGCATCTATCGCTTATGATCAGGACTATATAGAGTAGAGGTAAATCATGGGATTTTTTGATGATGCGCTAGGCGGTTTAACCGGCGGATTGATCGGCACAGATTTCTCGGGCGAGGCGGCAGACCGTCAAGAGCGATCAGGCCGAGAGGCCGTAGCCTTTGGAGCAGAACAGATTGGCCCTTTTCGTGATATCGGTATTGCAGCAGGCGAGCAGCTAGCCGGGGCACAGTTTCAACCGGGATTTGAGGGCTTTAACCGCGACCCGTCTAGAATACTAAATAACCCATTGTTTCAAGCGCTGGCAAAGCAGCAAGAGCAGCGTTTGATTAATCAGCAGGGTGCGCTAGGGCGTGGTGGAAGCGGTGAGACTAATGACCTGCTGACTCAAAACCTAATGCTACTCGGGCAAGACTTTCAACAGCAAGATATCGCAAATCAACAAACAGAATTCCAAAACCGGCTGTCTGAAAATCAATTGCGATTCGGGCAGCTATTTGATCAAACAAGGCTTGGCGCTAACGCGGCGAGCCAGCAGGCAACTAGCGGGCAGAATATAATCCAAGGCATGGGTAATGCGCAGGCAGCCGGTCTCATTGGTCG